TTGAAAAAGGGCACAATACAACTCGTGTTTGGGATCAAATTATGGGTGATAATGGTTCAGTGATGGGTTTATCTCATGAAATACTTACGGAAGATGAAAAAGAAGTGTTTATGACATTCCCAGAAATTAACCAATTAGCTTTAGTTCAACAAGCAGCTACTCGTCAAAAATATATTGATCAAACTCAATCGTTAAACTTAGCATTTGACCCTACTGATTCTCCAAAGTGGATTAATCAGGTTCATATGGAAGCTTGGAAATTAGGTATTAAAACTTTATATTATCTTCGCACAGACTCAGTAATTAAAGGGGATTTAGGTTCTCGTACTACTGAAGATTGTTTATCTTGTGATGGGTAGTAATATTTATTGACGTAATTTTAAAACATTTAATTATGAAAAAAGTATTAGACTTTATTAAAAAAATCTTTACAATTGTTAAAGATTGGATTGTAGCTAATGGTGTAGAAGGTGTATTAGGTCTCATTGCTGGTCTTATTCTATGGGCATTTGGTTATAAAATCTATGCAGGGTTTGCCTTTGGTGTATTTGCTACACGTAATTGGGATATCGTAAAAGCATGGGTGTTAAGATTAGTAAAAAAATAAAAAAAACACTTTTTATTATAAATTAAGAGCGCATTAGCGCTCTTTTTTTATATTTATAAACAAAACGTTTCAATTAAAACTGTTCTATTATGTTAAATAAAATAAAAAATAACTGGATGGCTTTTAAAGATATATTTAAAGATGAAAATAGCTATAATGAAAAAACTATCATTGGGTTTTTCTCATTTGCTATAATGGTAATATTCGCTACTGTTGATATCATTACTGGTGTTATGGGTAATGAATTAATCATAAGTGATTCAATATTTAACTCATTCGTACTTGTTACTTTAGGTAGCTTCGGTATAGCTGGTTTAGAAAAATTTGCTAAAAAATAATGAAAAAAATATTAATTAGTATATTCCTATTAATACTAGTAGGTAATATACAAGCACAAGACACAGTTTGGATAGAACGTCCTCAAAAACCATATCCAATATTTAAGGCAATTTATAAAGACTTTTTAAAGTATGGTACTATATATGCTACAGGGGATATATCAAATTCAGTAGAAGCTGCAGAACCAACATATATTTTAAGAACTAATGATGATGGTAGTATTTACTCAATTCCTCGAGTAGAAGATGCTACAGATGTATTCCCATTTGATTACACATACAGTATAGGAATTAGAAAATTGGCAAGATTCGATTATGAAAGAAAACCTAAAAACTTTTATGATGGTAACGAAAGTCAATTAGTATACGCAGCTCCTACTTCAGCAGTAAAAGGATTAGAATACCAATTCCACTTAGAAAAGGAACGTTGGAATGGTAGATTATTTAACAATCATAGAGTATTTGTAAAACATACAGGTAAATATCATATAGCAAAAGTAGAAACTCGAGAAGTAGGTAAAATTAATTTAAATTATAAATCTGCAGAAGCAAGAGCAAGATTACCTATAGGAAAAAAGTTTTCATTATCTGCAGGAGCTGTTTTACGAGGACATGATAGAGCATATGGTTATAATCCTTTTGAAATTTGGCTAAATGAAATGGCAACTGATAGCCAAGGAAACTCATATTATGTTAACCAGTGGTATCAGTTAGGTAGAGATTATGGGTATAAAGATATTTTATGGACCCAAACCCACATGGATCCAAATACTGGAGATTCAGTAACAACTCAAGATTGGTTTTGGTGTACTGAAGATGGAACCATAGTAGCAAACACAGATTTAGAATTTAGAGAAGAAATATTTCCTAGCCTTATTACTGATTATAATAGAGTAAGGTGGGATGCTTTAGACCCATTTGTTGAAATAGCCCCCATTATAGGATTTGATTTTTACCATTATGAGGGTAAATTTTGGTTACATACTTTTGGAAATTACATACTCCCAGCACACAAGTATATCGCGGGATCTGAAGAATTTTCTTATTTAAATAGAAATAATTGGGGAGCAGGGGGTTTAAAACCTGATTCGCAATTTGAACAATGGAGTGATTTTTCAGCAGGCATTTCCTTTGGTTGGAAAGTTGGAAAAAATATTGGAATATTTGCCGAAGGAGAGTATATGAAAATGTGGGATAGTAGATTATTCCAATCTACCTTTGGATTAAATTATACTTTTAAATAAAATGGCTAAACAAATAGGGGAAGATACTAAAGTTACCTTAGATTTAAAAACTATAGGAATATTATTTTTCTTTATAGTTACTGTAGTTGGTATGTGGTTTAGCTTACAGGCTGATATTCAAAGGGCAAAAGAACTTCCCGAAGCTGAAATACAACGAATAGAATATGATTTAAAAGATGAACTTATCCGTGAAACTATCATGGATACAGAAGAATCTGTAGAAGAAATCAAAGCTCAATTAGAAAAGATAGACGAAAGATTATACGAATTACAACAAAGATAATAATGAAAAAGTTAATTCTAATTATAAGTTTATTTTTGTTGTCTTTACCTATGATAGCTCAAGAATTTATTAATGATAATAATTTTGAAGAAAAAATAAAAGGAAATCCATTTGATGATGATAATGGCAAAATAATTATAGTAGAATTTTGGGTTGAATTTAATAAAGATAACGCTTTTAAAGAATGGGAAGAATTAAAAGGAGTAACATATTATAGATGTGATTTAGCAAAAAGTCCTAAAATTAAAGCTGAATATAAAGTACGAATGGCACCTACAATTTTAATCTTTTCTGAAGGTGAGTCTTATATTAAATTTAAAGCAAAAGCAGGATTAGATTTATTATGTCCTGTTGATTTACAAAAAATGGAAAAAGCAATAGAAGTAGTTAAACGAGAAGCCCAATACTAAATATTTATTAATATGAAATTAGAAGTTTTACGTATTAGTTCCCAAAAAGATTCTACCAATGGTATTTTATTTGATATTACTGATGGTAGAAAATTCCTAGCTTATACTTTAGAAGATGAGTATCGTGATGAAAAAGTAATGTCTGAAACTAGAATCCCATCAGGTACTTACAAAATTACATTACGCACAGTAGGAGGCTTTCATAGTAGATATGAAGCTAAATATGGTGACTTTCATAAAGGAATGTTATGGGTAAGAGATGTTCCTGGATTTGAGTATATTCTAATTCATACAGGTAATACAGACGAACATACAGCAGGTTGTTTATTAGTAGGAAGTTCTCAAAATGAAAATTTAACTAAAAAAGATGGATTTATAGGAGCTTCAACTACAGCTTATAAACGTATTTATCCTCCTATTGCTGAAGCATTAGAAAAAGGTGAAGAAGTTACTATAACATACATCGATTACGACACAATATGAAATCAACAACATTAACTTTTTTAGCCGTACCTATAGTGACTGTATCTTTTTTATGTTCTTATTTTTTAGAACTTACAATGGGCAATGCCGAACAATATTTAGCTCTAATAGCAGTAATATTCATTGATGGTTTCTTTGGTATTGCCTCGGGTATAAAACGTGAAGGATTCCAAACCCGCAAAGCAGTTCGTGTATTAAAACGTGCTGTAACTTGGATTGCTATTTTAACTGTACTTTTAATGGTAGAAAAAGGATTTACAGGAACAGCTTGGCTTAGTGAAGTAGTTGTTATACCGTTCATAGTGCTACAAATAATTAGCGCCCTTAAGAATGCGTCTATGGCTGGATTTATCAAAGCAGAAGAATTAAATAAAATTTTAGACCGCATAGACAATCATAAGGGCTTTAGAAAATAAACCCCATGTGGAAAAAAATACAAGAAAGGATATTCCCTTTCATAATCGCAACCTCTGCCCTGTCAGTCTCTGCTTCGGCCGCTTTCTATTCAGTTAGCGGTCTTAGCAAGCTTTTTGCTGGGGCAGCATTTGCTGTTATTATTATGGCCGCTTCTTTAGAGGTAGCTAAATTAGTAATAGCTTCTCTTTTATACCAATATCGTAAAACCATCCCCCGTCTATTAAAATACTATCTTTCAGCTGCTGCTGTAGTTTTAGTATTAATTACCTCAATGGGTATTTATGGTTTTTTATCTGCTGCTTACCAAGAAACAGCAGCTAAGGCTGGAAGTATAGATTCTCAAATTGCTTTAATAGAGACTAAACGAGATAACGTTAAGGAACAACTCGCGGTATACAACGATGAAAAATCTAGTATTAACACTGCCGTGAGTGATCTTAGATCCGGTTTATCCAACAATAAAATCCAGTATAAAGACAAAGAAACTGGCCAGATTATTAACACAACTTCAAGTTCAACTCGTAGAGCACTAGAAAGACAACTAGACCAAGCGATTCTACGCCAAACTGAAATCAACACTAAAGTAGATGCTTTAAATGAACAATTGTTTGAATACGAGACTGAAATAGTAGAGGTAAAAACAGAAAACGATATAGCAGGTGAATTGGGACCACTTAAGTATCTCTCAGGGTTAACAGGAACTCCAATGGATAAGATTATTAATATCTTATTATTAACTATTATCTTTGTATTTGATCCTTTAGCTATTGCTCTTGTAATTGCAGCTAACTTTGCTTTTGAAAAATTACGTCCTAAAACCAAAGATAACATTTATGGTGAAAAAGTAGTAGTTGAAGACGATGGTTTTTGGACTGAAGAAGAAATGCAAGATTTTAACGAACAGTTTAATGCTGATGATTTATTATCTGATGAAGACGATAAAACTAATCAATTAGAATTTAATTTTAACCAACCAATATCCCCCAAAGAATATCCTACTAAAAAATTAGAGGCTATCTATAAACAG